ATGAACAGAGATAACTGGACGCCGGAGCGCCTGACGCCGCGCGACGTAGTGGTGGATCGCGATATCACCATCACAGCCGATTGTTCGGGCTGTCGCTACCTCGTTGAGGTGAATGTCTGGAAGATTGGCGCGAGGCTTGCCGACGATCCATTCCAAATCATGCGTTTTCGGTGCCGCCGCTGCGGGGCTTACGCCACCTCTCTGACCATCGGCCGACGCAACATGGCTCAGGACGAAAAGCTGCTGACCATCCCGCTCAAGCCCCGATGTTGGGACGAAGCGAATGAGGAAAAGCAACAGGCAGCGATAAGGCGTGTAGGTAGCCACCAACCGCCTGGCCGCCGATCCTGATCGACACTTTAGCCCGTATGCGCATATGTCGCTGTTGCGCAAACGGGGCCTTTCAAATGAGTAGATGGTGTCAGAGGCAACTAGTTATCGCAGGCGCTGTAGCCGCCATATTTGCGATGATCGGATTTGGCTTGGCGGTCAATTGGACCCGGGATCTTTGGGTTGAGCGCCAGGAAGTAGCTCGATCTGCACGGTTCTCATGCCCAAATGTCAGCAACGATTGCAACCAAGATAGTTTGCGCGAACAGGTAAGAGCATCCAATGCAGCAGAGGCGAGCGTCGATATAGCGCTATTGCAATTTATCATCAGCGCCCTTGGCTTGATTGCAGTTTGCATCACGCTCGTCCTCAACGGGAGAGCTGTGATAGCGGCCTCACAGCAAGTTGTGGTAGCTGAGAAAGCAGCATCAGATGCATTGCTTGCAGCTCGCGAAGCAAACGCCATCTCAAGAAGCTCTTTACAAGCCCCCTACAAGCCGCGACTGGATATATTGCCAAGCGGACCCGTGGCGTCGAGCCAAGACATTCGAGATCACAACCCAGCTGCACCAATGACGATTATGGTCCGCGTGCTGCTCAAAGTTCTAAACCATGGACCTGGAGCCGCCATAGTCCGGACGTGCTGGTGCGCGTGTGAGGGTCGACACTTTCTGAATGAGCAGATCATGGGGTGGAAACTCCCGGCCGACGAAGAGAGCATTCTGGCTCCGCCGTGGAAGAGAAACATGGACGTCAGAGCCCGTGACGAGCCCCACCCGGCGTCGGTATCTGTAGGATATGTCCAAGCGCAGAGTACCCTTGCGGGGACGCCAATTCCCCCTTTCGTGACCGTAATATTCTACGAAGACATGATCGGAAACGAATGGGTCGCCAGCTTCGGATTTGAAGGCACTAGCTTGCGAAATCCGGATTTCCGCCGATGGGGTGGCGACAAATACAATTTTCACGGGCGCTTGGACGATCCCACCACGCCTATCGGAAATCTGAACGGACCCATCAGGTTCAATCCGTAGTACACGCCTCCCCTGTATGAAACTGGATCAGTCGGCTGAGCTGATCGAACAGGTCGCCGCGGCTCTTGGCCAGGCGGCGGATGCCGGCGCGCCAGTCGGCCGGGATCGAGGCGCCGCCGGCGGTCGCCCCGGCGCCAGTGGGAAGCCCCGACACGGCGGCGGGACAGCGCAGCAGCTCGGCCGGCGGCGTCTCGCGCACCGTGCGCACCACGACCTCGGGCGGCGGCGCGACGGCGCGCGGCCCCCGCAAGCTACTGCAGGCCGGCAAGGTCGTTGACAGCAGCAGCCCAATCGCCGCCGACACGATCATCTTTGACTGCCGCATCGGCCGCCTCCATTCGGGTGAGGGCGTTGGCCGCCCGTTTGAGATAGACGGCCGCCAGGGCCGCATCCGCCGCTTGCTTGCCTTCGCGACGTTCCATGTCGGCGTAGGCGGCTTCCAGCGAACCGACCTGGACATCGTTTCGGTATCTGACCAGGGCGGCGACCCGGCCGTTGCACCGCTTGCCCCATTCCTTTTGCTTGGAGCCTTCGGGCTGGAACGGCTCGCCGGCCGAGGCGCAGATTTCCCGCGCCTGGGTCAGCAGCAGGGCGCGATCATCCTTGGCCTTCTCCATCCAGAAATAGACGGACGCCGCCCCCGCCAGCACCACCAGCAGGGTCAGGAACTTGCGATAGGTCTGGAACAGGGCGAGCGGGTTCATCAGGTCGCTCCGGCGTCGGACGCCGCCATGAGGCGCTGGCCCTTGAACAGATCCCAGACTTCGCCACCCGTGGCTTCCGCCCAAGCGCTCGCATCAACTTGAGAGCTGAACCATGCTCGACAAGGCGTCACAGTGGACTGCCCAGGCATGACCGGCACTCCATATCGCGCGCCTTCGCTGTCCTGAGACGGGTCCGTGCACCCAGCGCGCGCCTCGCCCAAGGCGTCCAATTTCGCCTCGGCGTCCCGCGCCCGTTGAAGGTAGCGGTTGTTCGCTTCCAGCAGATCAGCCTCGCGGCGGCGCGCCTGATGCTCCAGCTCGCTCACTTGGTTTGACAGATCGACAATCTTTTGAGCGGCGCGATCAGCCGTTTCGAGATCAATCTCGATGGTGTCGAGATCTTGTCCGCGCGCCTTCGCCGCCCAGGAATGAAGATCGTTGTGAACGCTGCCCATCACCCGATCCCCGGCGAATACTTCGTCTTGCCGCCCACCTTGCGCGCGGTCAGCAGTTGCTTGCGCTTGCCGGGGCCGAAGCCGATGTGGACCCACTGGTCGAACTCTTCGATGATCTGGTCGAAGTCCTTGAGGTTCTTGGCCAGGAAGGCGGCCACCTGGGCGGGCGTGCCGAACGACGGGCAGATGAAGTCCACGGCATGGCCGGTGCGGTGCGCGCTGGTCTTCGATCCGCCCACGGCCGTGTTGACGGCGGGGCTGCGATAGCCGGACAGGACGCTGATCGGTCGGTCGCCCAGCAGGGTCCGCACATGCTCCATGCGGTCTGCCGTCAGGATCAGCTGATCGACGATGTGCGGCGGCGCGACGTTGGCGATGCCCTTGCGGGCCGCCGTGGCGGAATGGGTCAGCTCGGCGAGCGAGAAATGCGCCGACAGGCGCTGGGTCGGATTGGCCATGTCAGTCGTGCTCCCAAGGGGCAGGGAACCGCAGGTCAACGCGGTTCTTCTGAGTGTCGATTTGCCGGTTGGCGTAGTGTGTGACGGTCAGGTCGAGGCGACCCGTGACGAGCAGACGCAGGCGGTCCAGCACAGTGAAACGCAGGCCGATACGGGTCTGCGCCCAGCCGGGCAGGGCGTCGATGTCGGACGGCTCCAAGCCCTGCCGGTATTTGAAGCCAAGCGCGCGCGCGACGCGCTGCGTGAGGGTGGGACGGTAATAGAACGCGCCATCTGTCGCTGTTGCCGACTTCATCAGCCTTCTCCTTCAGTGTTCGGGGGAACCGGCGTGGAGCCGCGACGCGGAACCCAGCTGCCGAGATTGGTGAAGGCCGCCTTCAGCCCGCCGGCCGCGCCGACGATGAAGGCCTCGCGCAGGGGCTTGTAGGCCTTGAAGGCCAGCGTCCCGACGACGAAGCCGACGGCGTTGATCAGCGGCACGGGCCAGCCGAACACATGGCCGGCGGCCGGGACCAGGAAGGCGGCGAACGTCACGCCCACGGTCCATTGCGCCAGGCGGTCGCGCCAGCCCAGGCCGGGCTCCCACATCTGCCCGATGGCCGCGCCGACCGCGCCCGGCACGAACGGTTCGAGCCAGTGGCGCAGGTCGCCGAAAATCTCGATCAGGGCGGGCTTCCAGTGCATCAGGCCTAGTCCGACAGGGCGGGGCGGGCGGCGTTGACCAGCGAGTGCGCCAAGGCGTCGCGGAACTTCGCCTCGGCCGGGCGGTCCTCGTAGACCGGCAGGGGCATGGTCAGGGCCTCGGCGTCCTTGGGGCCGTCGGTCCAGCCCTCGGCCAGACGCGCCGCGCGCCAGTCGTCATACAGGGCGGACGGCCCGGCCTCGGGGTGGGCGAGGAAGTAGTCGACGCGATTGATCGCCTCGGCGCGGTGAAAACCCAGGCGCTGGGGATCGGTCTCGATCTCGTCCCAGCTGGGCGGCGCGGCCTCGCCCAACGCCAGGCTGCGGCTACGCTCGGCCTCATAGACGATGCGGAAGATGTCGGTTCGCAGCATGGTTCAGCCTATCGGGGTCGGGATGATCTTGGGGGCGGTCGCATAGCTGATGCTGGCGGTGCGGCCGGCGGGCAGCAGGAAGCTGCAGGGCGTCTGATTGGACACGGCGACGCCGTCGATGCTGACCACCACGCCCGCGCCGTCATAGATGTTGACCAGCTCAGGGCGGCTTCCGGCCGTGCGGACGTGCGGGCTGGCGCTGGGCGTGATGACGGAGGGTCCGCCGCCGAGCGCGCCCAGGCATCCCTGCACCTCGACGGCGCCCAGGATGCCGTTCGCGGCGTTGAAATGGTTGTCCCGGAAATCGACGCCGAAGGCGCGCACGTCCTGGGCGTCGGTGTTGATCACGCCCCAGCCCTGTTGTTCGACATAGGCGTCATCGGCCCGCTTGCCGTATCGGCCGCCGAACAGGGTGATGTCCTGCGCCCCGCCGCGCATGCGGATGCCGCCATAGGCGTCGACGCCCGCCCCGCCGTTGCGCCAGGCGTTGAAGCCATAGATCTGCACCTTGCGCGCGCCGTTGATGTCCAGCCCGTCGGTCCAGCAGGACCGGACGCCCCCGCCGAACAGGTTCACGTCGCGCGCGTCGGGGCCGATCACGCCGCCCGCGCCGGAAACGCAGCTGGCCAGGAAGGTGGCGAACAGCCGGGCCTCGTTGACCGCCTGAAGGTTCAGACCCGGAAGCCAGGTGTTTTCGGTTTCCAGCGAGACGCCGTGCAGGAACGACGGCTTGTAGTGCTGGGGCAGGCCGAAGCTGTCGCGCGTCAGCAGGCCGCTGTTGCTGCTCAGCAGACGCAGCGTCGTCCAGGTGGTGGTGTGGACCCGGCCGTCCAGGACCACCAGATCGCCGTTAGGGGCGGTGACGCCCGGTTCATAGCAGGCGCTCATGGTCAGGGCGCCGAAGTCCACAACGTCGATCCGGTCCAGCACGCCGTTGCGGATGGCGTTCGACCCCTCGGCCAGGAAGCCCTGCGCGCCGCGCAGCTTGTCCACCTTGCAGCCCCGGAAGGTGATCTCGCCCGTCTGGCGCACCCGCATGAAGTTCCATAGGTCCGACCAGATCACGTCGGTGAACAGGGCTTCCTGGCAGAAATCGACGTTGATCAGACGGCCGCCGGTCAAGCCCAGGCCGTTGAACATCATGTTGCGCAGGCCCGCCGAGGCGACCCGTCCCGTGGCCTGCGTACCTCGGAAGTTGAAGAAACCGTCCGCCGCGCCGCGCGGGGTAATGACGAAGTCGCGCGGCGACCCCTTGCCGAAGAAGACGACGGGCCGGGTGATGTCCGGCAGGGGCTGGTCCATGCGCAGGACGCCGCGTCCGGTGATGCCGACTGGATGATCGGTGACGTAGCTGTCGGTCAGGGCCGCCAGCAGGGCGGCGTCGTCGCTGTCCATATTGTTGCCGCGTGCGCCATGCTCGGCGTTCAGGTCGACCTCGGCCCCCAGCTTCAGTCCCAACACGGTCTCGGCGTATCCGCCCCGCACCGCCGCGCGGACCAGGCCCGCCATCGTCGGCGTCGCCAGATCCTCGGGCCGCATGCCGACCGCCGCGCCCGCCGATCCGTCCTCGCGGATGACCAGCAGCCGTTCGCCGTCCCCGGGCAACCAAGGCAGTTCGCCGGAACCTTGACCGACAGGCAGAAGAAACGCCCGATCCACGCGCTCCGCCAGTTCCTGGTCCACGCGCGCGCGCTCGCTCAGCGCATCCTCGACCGACTGGGGACGCATGGTGGGCTGTGTGGGGAAGCTCTTGCCCTGCCCGATAGGCGTCCGGCGCCGCAGACTTATCCGCGCGCCGACCCCCGGCGCTATCACAAACGCGACCTGACCTGAGGCGATGACGTAGTCGATGCTCAGCCCCTTGGCCACGCCATCGATCGCAACGACCAAAGTGGCGGTGTCCGGCAAATCGAACCCGATCACAAATGACTTTGAAACCCCGTCGCCCACATGGCTGGTGGCGGGAACCTGAACCGGAACCGGAACCGTCATCGCACCGCCTCGCTCGGCTTGACGATGAACTTTGCGCCGGTTTCCTCCTCAACGCGGCGCTCATACCGCTCGGCCCAACCGGGGCTGATCGCCTCGTTAATCTGCCACAACAGGGCCGCGTCCAAGGCGGTCCGCGTGTACCAGAGGTTCACGAAGGGCGTATTGCCCGTCACGAACCGCACAGTGTCCACACCGGCGTCGCCGAAGCTCTCGGCGCGCTCCTCTGAGGTCTTCGACGGATCCAGACCGCCGCGCAGATGGCCCATAAGCTTCAGCAGCTTTTCGGCCTCGCCCACGGCGGGGCCGCCTATGGTGGCGATGGGCGAACCGCCGAACCGGTTATACTCGCCGAACAGGAAGTCGCCGTAGATCCCCAGTCCGCCGCCCTGGAGCATGGCTGCGAGGAAGGTCGAGTATCGCGGCTTGCCGTCGTCGTCGAATAGCGGACGGGGTTCTCGCCCCTTCGCCAGCTGTTTGGCCTGCATCGACACATAGCCCAGCATCGTGGTGGACAGGATCAGATGCGCCATCAGGAAGGCCGGGGCTTTGCCCGCGTAACCCTTTCGTGCCGGATCGACGTGCCGCCCCATGAACGAGATCGGGAAAGCCCAGAACTGTGTGAACAGGCGTACGGCCTCGCCCAGGATCGTCCCCGGACGCGTCCCTAAGGTCAGGGCGCTGCGCTCCTTGACCCGGCTTTCCGACAGAGCCGTATCCAGCACGTCCGTGATCATCGCCCGCAGCCGCAGTCCGAGATCCTCACGCGCCCGCACGGCTGCCCTAGCCGTCGCGGCCTTGCCCTTGAGACCGGCCCAGGCATGCAGATCCGCGTCGCTGGCCCGATCCAGGGCGTCGAACGTAAGATAGGACCGGCCGTCCTCGGCCGGCTCGACGCCCTTGCGGATCGCCTCCCAGGCCTTTTCGTCCAGGCCGTATCTTTCGAGCGTCTCCCGCGTGCCGGGCTTCAGCGCCGACCACCCGCGCGACGCCTCCCCGCCCAGGCTCGCGGACAGCATCTGCGCCGCGCCGCGCCGGATCCCGTCAGACCAGAACTCGAAGACGCTGGCCTTGTATAACATCCGCATGGCCCAAGCGGACCAGCCTATAGGACCGTCGCCGGCGACAAATCGGCTCGACAATTCCGACGCCGCGCTACGCGCGCCCACGTCCAGCAGATCCGAGACCTCCCGCCGCGTCGCGCCGTCCAACCGGGTCAAACCCGCCATCAGGCCGGAATAGCCGTCCAGGAATTCGACGCCCGACCGGCTCAAGGTCTGAACTGCGATCGGCATGTCGGAGAAGGCCGACAGCACCATGCCGCCCAGTTTCGACAGCGACTGGTCGATGCGGATCAGGCGTCCGACCGTGGCCAGCCGCAGACTGTCGGGCGCTGTCGCCGCCCCATCCAGTTCATCGAAGCGGCGCATCACCCGTGAGGCGGTCAAGGCCTTGCCGCCGACGGCGTCATTGCGATCACGGGCTCGACCCAGCATTCCGTTCAGATCGGCTTCGAAACTGGCGCGCGGGCTGGGACCATAGGTCCGCATCAGGGCGACGTTCGACGCTGCTCGGCCCAGCTGACCCACCACGTCGGCATAGAGGCCGCGCGAGGCCCCATAGCGGATCCGATAAGCGCGACGATCCATGGCGTCGCGGAAATGAAGAACGCGGCCAGCGGAGACGCTGCGGGCCTTTGACGCCGGAGGACGAAAATCGCCCAGGTCGTCAGCGCCCTTGAGGATAGCATGGCGTCCCGTCACAATGTCCCACCAGACTGCGGCCAAGAAGCGATCGCGGGGGCTTTCCAGACCCTCCAATCCCTTGGGCAGATCTGTCGGCGGCGGCGCTTCGATGCCGTCGAATGTCCGCTCATCCAGGCGCTGGACGGTAAAATCTCGCCATTCGCGGAACGCCCTATCCGCCGCCGCCCGCTGCGCCTGGTCCCAGCTCCCGCCCCGGCGCAGCACGTCCAGATCGGCGATCCCCTTCCAGAAGCCGCCGGCGACTTTCAGGGCGTCATGGCTCTGACGGCCGTTGTAGCCTTCGATTCGGGCGATCCATGCTCCCTCGGCGTTCTGGTCTCGCCGCGCCTTCTCCATCACCGGGGCGATAGCCTCGGCCACCTTGACTGCCTCCGCGTCGCCCGTCGGCGCATCCTTGCCGCCGTTGACGCGGGCCAGCTCGACCTCGACCCGCGCCTCAAATTCGGCGTCGAAGAAGCCGTGCCAGGGCGCCAGCCGTTCCAGCTGCCCCGTCCCTTTCAGCGCCCGCTCAAGGTCGCCCCAGTATTCGGCCTGTTTCGCCCGCCCCTGCGCGTCGACCGATAGGGCCTGACCGAACCCCAAATCCTCGCGACCGACCGTCATGGCCGTCAGCTTGTCCACGTCTGTCCCCGGCATGGCGTCCATGATCCGGCGACGCCGCCCCTTGGCCCGTGCCGACGCCAGCCGCATCCGCCGCTCGACCAGGGTCATCCTGGCCTCCTCGGCCACGATTTCCTCGGCCGCCGCCTTGAACGCCGCCGCATCGCTCTCGCCGGACCCGACCTTGGCGCGGCGTTGACGCGACGCCTGGACGCGGTCGATCAAGGCGTCGATCTCTTCGCCCGTCAGCACCTTTTCCAGATCGAGCTTCTTCAGGGCCGCCCGAACCGGTCCGCGACATTTCCTGGCCATCAACCCTCACCATTCAACAGACAGGCGGCGGCCGTCTCGATCGCGGTTCGCACCGCCTTGGGATCACGTGGATCCGCGCGGGCCGCCTCGACCTCGGCCTCGGTCAGGCGACCGGCCTCGATTTCCAGATCCAGTTCGTCGTCCAGGGCGGCGACGTCGTCGGCCAGACGCTTCATCTCCGCCTCGGGCGTTTCGGGCTCGACCCGCGCCGGCGGCTCCGGCGTCTCTCCCCGCCGGAACGATGCCTCGGCCGTCGCCGCCTGATCCAGGGTCTGGGCCGCCGGCCGCAAATCCGCCGTCGCCGACGCATCACCCCCGCGCAGGTCCAGCACGGGCGGCCCCTTGGCCAGTATGGCGTCCGTCGCCGCCTCGGCGTCTTCGCCTATTTCACGGCCCAACCGGTCGAAAGCTTCAGGGGAAATGGTCTGCGCACCCGGCGCGGCGACAGGCGCCGCCGCCTTTCGCACGCCGGGCGCCACGGTGAAGACCGGGGATCGGTCATCGGTCGCCAGCATGCCGTCCTCGCCCAGCCGGGCGGAGGGCGAGCGCTCTACCTCATACCCCCGACGTTCCAAGCTGGCCCAAACGCGCTGCGCATCAGCCGACACCTCGAAATCGCTGGCCAGCGTGACACCCCGCGCCTCTGCCTCGGCCGCCGCACGTTGATACATGGCCACGCCCAGGCCGCGCCCCCGCGCGCCTTCCTGCAGGTTGGATCGCTCGATGCGCAGAGCGCCGTCCTCAACCCACCCGAAGATCAGATCATCACCGCCCAGGTTCTCGGCGCGCGCCGTTTCGGCGTCCGGCCGGACCATGAATGTCGCCTGGTCATCGACCGCCCCGCGCGAAGCGACGCCCTCCTCCAGATCGAAGGCGGGCCGTCGTTGCAGCTCAATGTCAATCAGACGGGCCACATCCACGGGCTGATCCGCCGCCATGTCGTCCACGGCCCGCGCCAGCGCGCCCAGCCGCTGTTCCGGCCCCATCATGGCGACGGCCTCGGGAACGGGATCCACCCGCAACGGCCCGACATCGGCCCCGGCGGTGTCAGCAAACTTGCGCCGCCAGTGACCGGCGAACTCCCCTGCGGTCATCGACAGGTCGCCGCCGTTATCATTGATCGCCCGGCGCGCCTTTCGCTCCGAAAGACCGGCCGCCCTCAGGGCGTCGAAGGCCGGACGCTCCGGATCGCGCAACAGCGAACGTGCGCCGCCCGCCCCTTGCTGATGCGCCAGATATAGTTCCCACGGCGCAGGCTCTCGCCCCAGCGCCCGCGACAGCGCGGCCCGGTTCTGGCGCAGCAGCACGATCCCGCGCCGCACGTTTAGCGCCGCGTCCATCTTGTCGCCGCCGCCCATCGCGGCCCAGGTGTCGTCGACGAACTGGAAGACGCCGGCCGCAGAACTCGTCGGATTTCGCGCCGAGGGATCCAGGCGGCTTTCGATCAAGCCGATCGCCACGGCCGTCTCGCCGTCCTCGCCCAGATCCGAGGCCGTGCGGCGAATGAGATCCGCAACGCGATCCCCCGCCGCCAGTCGGCCAGGCTCCAACCGGCCACCCGGCTCGACTATCCTGCGCGCTTGGGCGTCCTGAGCAACGGGGGGCGGACGCCACCCCATGCCCTCCAAGGCTCCCCGCGCGCCCCCGCCAAAGATCGCATTGGCGGTCACGCCCAGCATCAGGTCGTTCAGATCGTAATCACGCCCCTCTCGCCCCCCGGCCAAGCCGAACACCGCGCCCTCCTGCAGGCCGCCGATCGCCGCCCCTTCGAGCGCACCGAAGCCCACGCCGCGCGCCACCGCCGCCCCTCGCGACGCACTGACCCCGCCCAGGCCGAGGCGGGTCGCCAGGGTTCCCTGACCGAAGGCGGGAATGAAGTTTAGGGGCACGGTGACGGGATCGACCAGCGCCCCGACTAGACTGACGCCGAAACCTTCCAGCGGCCCCACGCTGTCGTTGCGGTTCAGGATATCCTGGCGAAACAGTTCGTCCCGTTTGGCGGCATTGCGCCACAGGGCCTCGCGCTCGCTGACCGGATCGGAAAAGGTCAGCTTGCCCTCGATCCCATATCGGGACGTGGCCTCTTCCGCGCTCAGCGTCGGGGACCGCTCACGCAGGCCCAGGGCCTCGCCGGCGTCGTCCCAGCGCCGTCCCGCCTCGCGGGCCACCAGGCCGGACAGGGTGCCGTTCGTCCCGCCCGACACTAGGGTGTTGATCACGTCGTATCGCGGCGCCGACGACCGCTCGACCGCCGCACTCTCGCGCTCGGCCGAGGTTTCGGGTGCGGCGACGCCCGGCAGAACCTGAGGCATCTATTGCCACTCCTCGGGCAAGGGCCGAGTGGCGCGATCGCGCAACTGTTCCCAGCTCTGATAGATCGGCTGACCCTGGCTGTTCAGCACGGGCGTCACCCCGCCTGGCGCGCCCGGATCCGGCCGCACCAGCTGCAGCGCCCGGTCGTCGGGCGTGGTGATCCATCGTCCTGACGTCGCAACTAGGCCCGCGTACCGCGCGCGCTTCTGCGCGTCGGAAAAATGCGCCTCGCCGCCGGCGGCGAACAACCGCGCGCCGTCGCCCGCGACCAGGTCGTAAATCACGCGCTGCGCGCCGATCTCGGCGGCGCGCGTCCCGTCGACCGTGATCTGATTGTTCGGACGTCCACGTCCGCCCCGCTCATTGCGGATGTCCTGCGCGCGACGCCGGCCTTGATTGAGAACGCGAACTTGACGACCAGCCTCGGCCGCCGGGATCCGCCAGCCACCTTCGAAACGATAGGCGTTCAGATAGGCCTCTGCCGCCTCCCGCGCGGCCTGACGAGGGGTCATCCCGTCCGCGACCTTGGAGGCCGCGACCGCTTCGACGCCGTTGACGAAGGCGTCGGAACCGGCTTGCCCGCCAGCCAACGGACGCCAGGTGGACAGCAGCGGCTCCAGCACGTCGACCACTTCGCTACGGGCCTCGCGTCGGATGGTCGGCGTCAGGCCGACATTGCCTCTAGCCCGCGCACGCGCGTACTCCTCCATCGCCACGGGATTGTCGCCGGCCAGCCCGATCATGGCGGCGTCGGTCGGGTTCAGTCCCGCTCGCGTCAACTCGGTAAGCACCCGGCCCTCATGGCCGCCAAAACTGGCGACGAACCCGGCGGCCGCCGACAGCGCCTCCAATGTGGCCGGCCCTTGAGCGCTCTTAACGGCTCCGGCGACGCGCTGCGCCTCGGCCACCGGCAGGATCCGTTGATTGGGTTCCGCGACGCCCATGGCCCGTTGACGACGCAGCGTGTCCTCGGCCCAGAGACGACCGTTCTGCCCATTGGGCTCGGCCGCGAACCGACGCCACAGGCCGGCGCTGGCGTCATCGGCCTGGACCGCCCGAGCCGGATCTGCCGCCTGCAGCTGCTGAGCGGTCGCCAGCGTCTCCAACGCCACGGCGTAGGCGGCCTGGCGATCCGCGAAGTCCGCCTCGCCCCCCTTGGGTTTCAGGCTCTCGACGCGAGCGCGCTGTTCCGCCAGCGGCAGTCCAGCCAGACCGCGCGTCACCGAATAGGCCAGACGCGCCTGGCTTTCCTGACGCTGCAGCGTCGCCACAGCCACCGGCCCGCCTACAGCGCGCACATCGTCTGCCGACACGCCCGATCCGACGCCTGTCGTCTGGATGCTCATAAGGTGCGACCGCACCCGCTCTTCCATGGTTTGCTGGGCCAGCTGGCGCTGGACCGAAACCGGGTCGAACCCTGCGGCCTGGCGATACTGCAGAACGGACCCGCGCACCTGGGCCTTGCGGTCCGCGCCCAGCGCCTGGTCCCACTGTCCGCCGTCCAGATCGGACAGCGCCGCCTCCCACTGACCCCGCTCCAAAAGGCCGTTGAACCGCGCCACCGCCAGATCTCGACCGAATGTGTCGCGGAAGGTGTCCTGCAGCGCAGCGGGCTGCTCGACGACCAGCGCCTCCATCTGGCGCTGCGCCTCGTCATAGCGCCCGGGATCCGTCGTTACCGAGGCGATCAGCCCTTCGGCCGCCCGCCCCGTCGTCTTGACCTCCCACTGTGACCGGGCTGTCGCCTCGACCTGTTGCAGGCCCAGCCATTCGGTCGCCCGCGACGAGGCGATGGAGGCGGCCATCATCTCGCGCACGGCCTCCGGCGCTTCGGCGAGACGCTCTGCGCTCAGCCGGTCGTATTCAGCCAAGGCCTTGTCGGTGAGCCCGGCTTCCGACCCGTCGTAGCCTTCGATCAGGCCCCGCTTCGTCTCGGCATAGGCGACGCCCAGGCCCGACAGCCGACCGATGGCGTCGATGGAATTCTGCCGGTCGATCGCCTGGCGCTGACGCTCGCCGCCGCGCTGGGCCTCGACCCGCACAGCGGCTTCGAACTGGGCCGCGCGACGCTGGGGCCGCATCCGCTCGAACGACCGCCGCGCGTCGGGATCCAGCCCCTCGGCCGTGGCGGCCAAGGCCCCGTCATAGACGGCCATCTGTTCACGTGCGAACCCCGGCGTGCGACCGTCATAGACTTGGGCGGCCGGCAGATAGGCCGCTTCATATTCGCTCTGGGTTCGGTCAAAGGCCTCTGCGGCGCGGCGGTCCGCCTCGCCCTGCATGGCCTGACCCGTCCGCGCCAGCCCCTCGCCCACGGCCGACAGGCCCAGGTCGCCGAACGAGGCTGCGCGGCCGCCGGCGACCGGCGTCCTGGGCGCGCCCATCGGCGCACGATCGGGGATACGCGCCATCAGCCTAGCCCTCCCGACCAGACCAGATCGCGCTGGCCCCAACTCGTGACCGGCGACCGTGACCCGGTTGATACGCTGCGGTGCGTGGCTCCGCGCGCCGCGCGCCGCTTCATGGCGTCGCCCAGCAGAGTGCCCTTGCCGCCGTTCGTCGGCGCACCGGCCAGCTGCGCCCCCGCCTTGATGACGCTGCTGAAGGCGGCGAAGTTGCCCTGTTGCTTGACCTGTTTCGCCTCGGCTTCCGCCGCACGGCCCGCGCTGTCGCCCTGCGTGGTGATCCGCTGGACCTCGTAGGAATTCTGCCGGCTCAGATCAGCCAGCACGTCCCAGGCCGACCCGCCCAGACCGCCCCCGCTCTTGGCGGTGATCGTCACGCCGCGCCCCACCTCGCGCGCACCGTCTTCTAGCGCCAACTGGGCTTCGATCGACGCATCACGGCGCGCCGCCTCAGCTTGGTTTTTCAGGACGCTGGCCTGGTATCGGCTTTGCCGAAACGCATCCACGCCCTCGACGGCGGTCCCGGCCGCGCCCGCCACCGCCGCCGCCATCATCATGGTTTCGATGCCCACGATCAGCCCCCCACGATCAGGGCCATCGCCCAGTAATCGGATCCGTCAGGTCCCCAGCCACGGGCCACGCCCTCAAGCCGGAAACCCAGTTTTTCATTGAACCGCCGAGCCATCGGCATCGCGACCGGCACATGGCTTTCGATCCGCCGGGCGCCGTACTCGCGCACCGCCAGCGCAACCCCGTCACGGCAGGCCTCGCCCGCCGGCCTTCGCACCGAGAACCGCAGGTCTGACACCCAGGTCCAAGCGATCCACCGACCGCGCCAACATTCGACCAATCCGCCGCACGCCACCGGCATCTTGCGGTCCATCAAGGTCCAAGCCAGGCCAGGCGGCGTGGCGCCAGCCTTTAGCGCGGCGTCCTGCGCCTCGAACTCATGCGCCACCGCCGCGCGCGGCGTGATCAGATTGACGTCACCTGAGACGTAGCGGCGCAGCTCAATCATCGGCCGTCACCTCGGCCCGCACGGCCCGGATCGTCAGCGGCCAACAGTCGTCGGTCGAAACTCGCCAGCGCGCGTCGCGATTGGTCTTTCCGCCGGTTTTGGCCTTGAAAACCTGCGCAGACGGTCGGGGCAGATCGGCCCACGGCTTGCCGCCTTCGTCCTGAAGCTGGCCGCCGTCAAAAGAGACCTGGGCCTCGACCGCGTCAGCGATGAACAGACTGATCGAAAGCACCCGCTGCAGGGCACCGAGCGTTTCGCCGGGGCCGCCGACGTCCAGGGGCAGGCCTACGGCGTCCAACCTGTACCTCAAGCCGGTCACAGCGTCGGACAGGGTTTCGCCGTCCGGAACCGACACCTGTCCCTCGGCGCTCACCAAGGCGTCAAAGATCAACCGGCCGCCGTCGCCGAACACCCGCACCGTCTCGCCCGCCAGATGCCCCAATCCGGTCAGGACCGAGGTCGGCGAGCCGCTGTAGACCTTCGCCCCGTCGAGATAACGGACATCGGTCAGCGGATCTCCGGTGCGCCAGCGCGGAGCAAGACGCCAGATGCGGCGTTGCGGCGCACCGTTCTTTTCACGCCGAACGATCAGCCAAGGTACGTCGCGACCGTCGCCGTCCGAAATCACCGAAACGCTTTCGACCACAAAGCCGCCGGGCAGTGGGTGTCGCGCCCACCCAAACTGATTTTGCCGCGGCTGATAGGTCAGGCTCAGCAGCGACCCGGCCTCGGTCCGGATCCATGCGACCCGATCAGGGTGCGCCGCCCAGGCGACCCCGGCGATCCGCTCGGCCACCAGATCCTCGACGAACTGCGCCACGTCCGCATCCTCGAACCCGGCGTCGGCCCCTATACGCAGGAAGCTCAGACCTCGGCCGCCGCGCGGCACAAACAGGGCGCCGTCATGGGCTAGGGCCGGCTGAACCGGCGAGGATCCGGTCATAGTCAGCGCGCGCGGCCGATTACCCGCTGGCGTCAGGGCGTCGTCTAGCGTGTCGCCTTGAACGATGCCCTCGCGGCTCGAAGTGCCGAACATCAGGGCCGTGCCGACAGCCAGCCACTCGATCGGATCTGCGCCGCCCCGAATGGACCGCGACAGGGCGTCGTCATCGGTAACCCGCCCGCTCCCCAGGCCAGGATGAAAATCGACATGGGTTGCGGAGAAACCGAAACTTCGCGTCAGGTCGTAACGACCAGGCTCGGCCGCCGGCCCGCTGAAGGCCACGCGCTCCTCGTCAGTGACCGCGACGTCTCCAGGCCAGCCATATCGTTCCGACCAGGCTCCGAAGGCCCAGCGTGAGGAAGGCCCGTATGGGATCGCAGACGGAGTTTCGCAGTACGCTTTCCGGTCGTTGATGACCCATCCCGGCAGCATCTGCTCGACCACGCCGGTAGCCACCGTGGGCCCCTGGATCGACAACAGGCGCACGACCCCTGCGCCATCGTTCAGATACGTCCATGACAGATTGCCGTCATAGACCTGACCACTGTCGTGGATTGGCGCAGCCGTGCCGGATTTCCGGCTTTCGTCGGCCCGGTAGATCTTGCCGTCGGACTGAACAAGCTCATTGGCCCGGTAGTCGGTCGCCACCGTCCAGGACGAGCAGCTGGGTTGACCGTCAGGCGTCCGAAGCCGGATACGTTCCCCAGGCTGAGCGCCGGCGAAAATCCCTTGGCTGGCGGTCAGGGTGACATTGCCCGTCAGACCGCTTGCCGTGATCGTCGAGGCTGGGTCGCTGTTTTCCCGTCGCCAGGGACCGTTGCGGTTCTCGAGCGCTGGAACAGCCCAGTTGGCGTTGGCGTAACGCTGCAGCACATGGGGCCGGATCGTCCGGCTTTTGTGGGTCAGATAGAGGACGTCGTTCGACTGATCGAACCGGATCCCACCCAACTGGGCGGCCGCATAGGGGGTCGTCAGCTGGTAGGGAACGCCGCCGGCCAGAACGGGCGCGCCGTCTGCACCCCAAACGCGCATATAGGCATCGCCGAACTCAAGCTGCAGCTGCACCGATGCCGACCGCCGAAAAGCGATCAGCCGGCTGGCGCGGTCCGCATAGAGCGGCGCCCCCATGTCGATGAAGCCCGGCCGGCGACGCGCCGAGCCCAGAGTGGCGGGAATGGCGTTTGCGCAGTCGCCCAGGCTGGCGACATAGACCTGCAGGTCCACACGGCCATGGGCTTCCTCGTCGAGGATCCCCATAGCGAAATTCGATTGGAAAGCCCGCCCGCGCATGGACGCATGATCGGCGGCGGCGAACCCTGGACGGTAAAACCTAGCGCGAGGTCAGCCACGTCCCGCGCGAGATCTCGGGGTCGCTCCGAAACTCCGAGGTTTCCACCGTCACCGCCATGGCCACGGCCTCGGCCGCCTCGGTCCTCAGCGCGTTCCGCAGCGACTTGTCCGCCTGCAGCGGACCCGCCATCCGCGACCCCAGTTTCAGCCCCATGGCGTCCGCTAGGCTGGCGTCCATATGCTCGAACGGTATCCGTTCGATGATGGTCACGTTCAGCGGCCCCTGGGCGTCGGTGTAAAAGGCCTTTCGTCGGGACCGCACCGACCCGTCATCATTTCGCTCGACATAGGGGCCGAACTGCCAGGGCAGCGTGGTCCCGGCGTCCCACAGACGCAGGGTGTCCGGCGGCAACAGGAAGACATTGGCGAACTTCCAATCCACCCGTCCAGTCAGGGGCTGGCGCGTCACCGTCAGCCGGGCCTCGGCGCACAGCCAAGGATGCTCCCGCAGCATCGCGTCGCGCAGATCCGGCAACAAGGCCTTGGCGACCGCCAGCTCGCGCGGCGGCGGATCCGCTGCCAGGTCCGACAGCACCCGCTCCTCGCCCAGATGAGCCAGGGCCGAATTCATCAATCCCAGTTCGGACGGCATACCCGCCTCCTAGAAAGAGAAATGGCGGGACGAGGTCACCCCCGCCCCGCCGCCTCAAGCCGGTCGCAGCGGGGCTACGCGTTGGTGCCGGCGAGGGTCCAGGCGAACGTGGTGGCGGCGGTGATGTTCGCGCCCACGGTCGTGATGAACAGGCGGGCCTTCGGCCCCAGCTTTCCGGCCGCGTCGCGGCTGGCGTAGCCCAGCAGCTTCCACAGCGGGTCGCCGTGCTTGTCGATGTCCACCGACTTCAGCATGGAGGTGCTGCCGGCGGCCGCCGAGATGTCGTGACCGGCGATCAGGGCGTCGGGGTCGTTCGCATCGCCCAGGTTGATCGTGACGCCGGTGCCGGCGTCGTCGAAGTACAGCACCGACAGGTCGCGGTTGGGGATGAGGTCCCAGCTGATGTCGCCGATGTAGATCCTCGAACCCGCCTCGACCCCGGTCGGGATCTCGGCACGGTCCTGGATGGCGATGTGCGCGAACTGCTCGACATAGCCGGATTGGGCCAAGCTGGGCGTGGCGCCGGCGAGCAGGACCGGGGCGAAGACCCCGACGTGGTTAGTGGCGGCCATGGCCGTCTCCCTTTTCCAAAGCGAACCTCATGGCGGCTCGATAGGCCGGTCGGGCGAACCCGACCGGCCGACGAACCGTCACTCGGCGTTCAGCACCTTGACCACGGCCTCGTCGTAGCGGCGCAATGCGCCGTTCATGCCCTTGTAGTAGGCGTACCAGTTGTATTTGCGATCGGCGCGCTGACCGATGCGCGCCTCGGTCAGCTTGCGCTCGCGGTACATGATGGCCGGGCGGACAAAACCGAAGTTCTTGCGCACGCCGGGGCTCTCCAGCGGGAGACGCTCGGTGATGACCCAGTCGAAGCCCATGAAGAACGACAGCTCGCCGTTCATGAGCATCTGGACCTGGCTGGTCTCGCGATCCGTAATCGTCGGATCGGTCAGCAACTGACCGACGCCCTCCTCGTTGGTCACGAAGGTGCGACGCCCGGGGATCTGGCTCTTGCCCAGCTTCGTGCGGGTGTTGTTGATCTTGGCGAAGGTCAGCGGCGCATTGCCGGACGAAGTGTCGCCCTTGCGCTTGTAGGACCAGTCATTGACGGCGATCACCTGGGCGGTGGGGAAGTTGACGATCTTCTCGCCCGTGCGCCCCTCGCGCGCCGGCGCGTCCAACGCAGCGATGATGCAGTCGTCGCGGTACCGCTCATGGCCCCACTGCATCGACTTCATCGTCTCGTTGGTCGGATCGGTCAGGCTCTTGGCGGCGTCGATGTCATCGATCCACTCGCCGTCGTCGTAAGGCATGAAGAAGCCGACGCGACGGACCTTGCCGCGCGCGCCTTCGGGCGACTTGCCGAACCGATCCAGAATGGGTTGCGGGCCGTCGCTGGCCTTCAGGTCGTCCGCGTTGAACATGTCGCCGGGCTTGGTGAAGTTCAGGACGCTGTCCACGACGCTGACCAGGCGCGAGCCGGTCTGCTGGGGAACCGACGCCAGGTTCGACTCGAACGCGTCGGTATAGTGTTGTTCAAGGGTCAGTTCTTCGGTGGCCATGATGGGCTCCTGCGACGCGCAACTCGGGCGCGTTCTCGATCGATGATTGGGTTCGATCGGCAGCGATCCCCGGCGCTCCGGACGCGAGCCTGGGCTTAACGTCCCCTGGGACGCCTCTCCGCGACCGGGCCGCTTTCGCGGGTGTCCACGCCAGAAAGGAAAGGGCCGTCCGGCCCCGGAACTCTCCTCACGGAAGAGCGTCCGAGGCCTTCAAGCTGGCGCGCAAGCTGAGTGCTCAGCGCGTCGGAGGCAAGCCCCCTGAGTTAACGCAGAGTGTTTCCGCGCTTCGCCGCGAACAGCTTGTTGCGACGCTCGACATGGTAGGCGTGGTTGGGGTGGTTCTGGTCGTTGATGGCCTTCTCTTCGTCGGATCCCGAAGCCTGGTACTTCGCCAGCTCGGCCTCGGCCTCGGCCGGCGTCATCACATCGCCGCCAGTCTTGCGACCGCCCCGGCCGCCCGGATCATGGGCGCCAGGCTCGCCCATGGCCTCGGCCACAGCCGCCCAGGCCTTCAGCGTGCGGGGATCATCGCCCAGGCCGCTGTCCTTCAGATAGGCGCCATACTCCGCGCCGCCGAACTGCGCCGCCATCTCGGCCGCCGCGTCCAGCTTGACGTCATAGGCCGCGCCCCACTCGGTCCTCAGCGCCTTGTCGCCTGCTTCGCGCGCCTGTTTGAACGCCAGATCGGCGGCCTCGTTCTGCTGTTTGGCGAACCCCTCGTACCAGGCGACCGCCGCCTCGGCCATCGGCTGGGTCATCGGCCCGGATTTGTGCATATGGGCCAGGAAACTGTCCAGACCGGCCTGGTCCAGCGACGATCCCTCCGCCGGCTTAAGGCCATACTTGTCCGGGGTCTCGGGCCGGCCGATCCGATCCCAGAACTTGCCGTTGGCCTCGGCGTCGTCGGGCTTGGGCAGGCGCAGCAGCTGGTCGGGCGAAACCCCCAGATGGCCTTCCAGATGGATCATCCCCCGCGCCAGCGCCTCGGGGCTAGCGGCGTATTTGGAGATGACGGCGTGATTGCGCACCTCGTCCGGCAGGTTCAGTTGATCCAGCCAGGACTTGCCGTCGCCCTTAGCCTTATCAGCGGCTGCCGCAGCAGCAGCGGCTGCAGCGGCGGCGTCATCGCCGCCGCCCTGGCCCTCAGTCCCCGAGTTCTGGATATTCGTCGCGTCGGTCATACAGGTAGCCCTCGTTTCCAGTTGTCAGCGCCTCCGCCATGTGCCGGGCGTCCACGCCCGCCAGCTCGGCGATCATGACGACGCGGTCGCGCTGACCCGCGTCGTAATCTGTATGGCCGGCGACTCCGCTGGGCGGACCGCGCACGCCGAACACGCGCGCCTCGATCAGCATATCCAGCAGGACCAGGCGGCCCAGTTCCGTGTTGAACAGCGACGCATAGGCCTCGCCGCGTCGCGCCTCGCGCGTCTCCGGATCCGCCAGCCCGGTCCAGTCCAGTCCGTGACCGGCGGCCGGCGCATCAGTCATCGGCCGGCTCATAGGTGGCGTCGAAGATCTCGGGCTTGCAGGGATAGATCTCACCCGCCACGCCCCTGATCACCCAGTCGCGCGCCTCGGCCCGCATCGTCCCTTCCAGCGTCCCGACCATGATCACCCCGGCGGCGAAAATCAGATCTCCGCGCTCATAGGCGTCGACGGCCCAGGCCGGCAGGTCGCCCCAGGCCTCGGCCGCCGCCTTCAGCAGCGAGGCGGCCGTGACCGCCTCGATCACCACGGGTCGCTTGCGAAACTTCGCCATCGGAATCCTCCCTTAGGCCGCCATGGCCATATCGCCGCCCGCCCCCATGGCGTTGACCATCGAGCTGACGCCCTGGGCGCCGTCGCGCAGGGCTTGGGCCTGTTGCTGGTTCTCGTTCGCCGCCGCTGCGCGCGCCTCGGCCTCGTCCTGTCTGGCGCGGATCTCGGCCATGGCCTGGCGCGTGCGCAGAACGGCGGGCGGCAAGCCGATGCTGTCGGCCATCACCCGCACCGCCTCTTCGATATCGACGATCTGGGCCGCTGCGGGATCGACCTCGGCCATCTGCTGGCGCAGCGCCAGGATCAGGCTGACCGCGTCGCGCTGGCTCTGCAGCTGGGCTAGGGCCATCGGCCCGGTATAGCCCCAACGCAGCATTAGCCCGCGCAGCGACGCCGGCGGATCGCCGAAGAACCGCTCCTGATCGTTGATCTCGAACGTGCGCGCCGCCAACGGCCCCATCAGATCGCGCTCGGCCCGCGCCACGATCGGCGACATGCCCCTCAGGCGCATGTCGCGGCGGTCGTTGACCTCGGTCGCGGTCATCGACCCGCTTTCCCGCAGCCGCATCCAGTCGGTGTAATAGGCGTATTCGACGTTGCGCCGGATCTCGCGGATCAGTTCGACCCCGACGTTGATGTCCCCGGCCGTCACCAGCGGCCTGACGGCCTGGTCCGCCGTCTGCATCCCCAGCTGTGAGGCCTGGTAATAATTCACCATGCCCCGACGCCGGTCGATGGCCTTCGGGAACATCCGCAGGGGCGCTATGATCGTCGGATCCACGATCTTTTCGGCGCCGTCGATCACGGCCTCCATGATCGCGTTCAGCATCCGCAGATCCGACAGGGCCGTGTGGGACGGGCCATAGCCATAGACCTCGCCCGGTCGCACGCCGAAGCGCGGTACGGCGTAGGGGAAGCTGTCGTAACCGCTCTCCTCGACCACCACCTTGTCCTCGACCAGGACGATGACCTGCGAGAAGGGCTTGGCCACCGCCGCCAGGCCGGGCCGTCCGCCGATCCGGGGCTCCACCGCCATCAGCATCTTGACCATGGCGTTGTCGGACCGCTTGGCGGCCTCTTTAACGCTGCGCAGCTCGGCCGTCGCCGGCCATTTGTGCATCACGCGCCAGGCCGGCAGCTCGAAGGCGTAGTACAGGGTGTCGATTTCGCCGTCTTCGTTCTCGGCGATCCAGCAATTCCAGATCGAACGGCTCTGGTAGCGCGCGCCGAAACCCCGCTTTCGCCCGGTCCAGATCACGGCCGTCGCCTTCGACGCCCAGTCCGTCAGGGCCTCGGGAACCGCGACGGTGAACCCGCTCTCGGCCGCCATGAAATGCCCGTGCAGGCCCCACATGACGCCGTCCATGTAGTCGCGGCCGTCGCCGTCTATGTCGTCGGCCGCGCGGCCGGCGGCGATCAGGCCGGATCCGACATCGGGCCGCACGAACGGCATGGACGCCGAGGCGAGAAAGCCAAAGGTCATGGCCGCCAAGCGGTCGGTCGAGATCATGCCGGTGGCGTCCACCACCCGCCGGTCCCGGATCTCGCCCGGTCCGCGCGTGATCAGCTGGCTGCGCCGCGGCGTGCAATAGGTGTCGATATCGCGCCAGTCCTGCTCGAAGGGTAGGCGCGCCTGTTTCAACTCATCCCAGCGCCGCAGGATCGGCTTGACCTCGGCCGCCATCAGCCGCCCATCCCAACCAGGGCCTGGCGGATCGGTTGCCCCGAGGCGCGCGCCTCCATGGCGTCGGTCAGTATGGTCGAAGCCGAGCCGCCGCTGTTGAGACGACGAAGACGCGCCTCCCCCTTGCGGTTGGCGACGTCGTTCGGATCGACCACCGGATCAGGCTTGGGGGCTTTCGGACGAAACAGACTTCCCATGGGACGCTCCTAGAAGATCGGTTGCGGCATCAGAGCCGGATCGACATCGAACCCGTCGCCGCCCATGCCGAAGAAGCCGGTCAGCCCCTCCCCGCCCAGGACGCCGTACTCGCAGCCCTCCGCGATGTGCGAGTGCAGGTTCTTTTCGGGGATGGCTTCCGGCTTTCCGCCGTCGCCCTTCTTGTACCGGAAGCCTCCGGCCAGCGACCGGATCAGATAGGTGCAGCTGGGGTCGATCAGGAAGCCGTTGCGCTGTTCCAGCACCTTCTTCAGGGCGCCGCGCCGTTCGCCGGGCTTGTTCGTCGGGGCCAGTTGGACCTCGATCCCGGTCAGGGCCTGAAGCTGCTGGCCGTAGGTCATGATCTGCTGACCGCCGTTGCCGCTAAACGCCATCCCCTGGGCCATGGCGGGGTCGCCGATGATTACGGCCCCCTTGGAGCGCTTGATTTTGGTGTTCAGGATCTTCGTGATCTGCTGCGCCAGCTCTTCGACCGAACAGCGGGACTGGGGCGCATACTCGCCGTGGACGCGCCACTGCAGATGATGCGGGTTCTGCATCACACAGGCCGAGGGGAACAGGGTATTGGCGCCGCCGTCGCAGCCGATGATCACTGGCTTGTAGGGATCGACCTCAAGCGGCCGTTCCGAGACATGGTCCAGCTCTTCGAACGCCTCGTGGACCGGCGTCGAGTGGCGGCTGTACCCCGGCTTGCAGGCCAGGAACCGCATCCGTTGCCAGCGCTGCATGTCTTTCGCCAGCGTCTCGTACCAGCGCGGGTCGCGACGACCGAGGTTCTGCAGGTTTTCCGCATCGGGGTTCTGCCGATAGGCCCCGCCCTTGCTCTCGACCAGAATTCCGGCCGGCTGCAGGAACAGGTGCCAGTGCGAGGGCCGACCCGCGCTCAGCCAGAACTGATGATAGAACCAGTCGTCGATATCCGGCACGTTGGCGTCGCCGAAGACGCCGGCATAGGCTGGAACCCGCTCCTGCCCCGGATCCGCCAGCGGCGCGCAATGCTCCATCGGCGGGTAACGGCCGACACGCTGCGCCGCCAGTTCGACGATCGCGCGCGGCAGGGTGTCCATTTCGGTCAGCCACCAGGCGGTGACTTCCAGACCCCGCACGAAGTCTTCCAGATCGATGTCCTGGACGGCCCGGAACATGACCTCGACATCTAGGATACTCCCCGTCAGAGCGTCGCGGATCTGGTAATGGTGGTCGGCCTGACGGTTCTTCGTCCCCTTCACCTCGCCGAAGATGGAGGCGGGGTAGGTCTGGCGGTAGCTGGGCAGCACCTTGTCCCAGATGTCGCCATAGGTCCGCGCCAGGCAGCAGATACGGGCTCGACGTATGCCGTCGATCGGGCTAGCGTCCTGCAGACGGGCTACGCGGATCACCCTCTTCGACGAAGAGATGGTTTTCCCACCACCAACTGGACCGAGGATCGCCGCGACACGCGCGCGCGATTGCTCATAGGCGTTCGAAACCGGGCCGGCCGGACGACTTTGCAAGATTTCGAGAGAAGCGGCCACCCGGACCCCGGACCCATGAGCGAGGCCCGGAGTTTCGGCCGCCTTCCGGGGCTGGACGGTAAAATCCCGAGGCTATGCTCGCTCATAGAACACCCACCCGAGAAACCGGCGCGGCCCGGTTTTGGGGGGTAGGGGGTCAAGAGGGGTGGGGGGGTCTGGGCCAGCCGGACCACACCACATCATCCGTGATGACGTGCTGTCAGGCGTCCTCGTCAGGCCACGACTGGCCGTCGTCGTCGCCGTGAGCCTTTGGCGGTGAGCTTTCGCCCTGTTCCGCATCGTTTGTCGATATCTCGCGCCAGTCGGTCACGTCGATCATGGCGCCGTCGTCGGGCGGGTTGCCGTCCACCAGATCAGGCCGAACAGGCACGTCCCCGAACACCACCACAGGCATGATCGGCCCGCCCTTGGCGTCCAGCTCCACGCGCGCAGTCGGACGGCCCTCCTCGTAGGCCGCGACCAGCTCTGCGACCCGCATCCAGCGGTCGAAGACCTCGGCGGCCTTGGTGATGCCCGTGACCTTGGCGAAGTCGTCCAGGCTCAGTTCCGCCAGCTCCTTCAGCGCGAGCAGCGTTGGCCTCTTCGTGGCCTTGATCAGCTGGACGACGTTGACGTTGGTCCGGTTCTTCGACCCCTTAGGCCGACCAGGACGGCGGATGCCGACGCCTTTGTCGGCCATCTGGACCGAGATCGGGCTTTCGAAGTCGTCGAAGATGCCGAGATCCAGTTGATCGCCAGCCGCCGGCTCATCGCCCGCGTCGATCAAGGCCCTCAGGTCCGCATGTAGCCCGCGTTCGCTCATTTCAGGCCCATTTTTAATCGGTCCGGCCGATCTGGACGGTAAGCGCCGCCTGTTCCGGCCGTTCCGAGGCCTGAAGGCGCAGCCGGAACAGCCTCAAATCCAGCGATGACGGGCCTCTTAGAGAGATGTTCCACCTGTTCCGGGTGTTCCAGTATATTCAGCATCGCGCGCGCGCACGAGGGAGAGCGCGTCACGATGACAGGCGCGCGCATATACGGAGGGGCCGGAACACCCGGAACAGGTGGAACACGCCACCAACCCATTGATTTAGAGTGATTTTTTCTGTTCCACCCCGAGGTGGAACGGCCGGAACAGCCGGAACAGACGACGCAACAGCCGCCTGGACGCACACCCTCCCCCGGACCCGCTGTGAAAGCAAGGCCCGGCTCCGGATAAACATTTGCGAGACAGTCTCAACACCGCGCGCCGCCTAGGCTCTCGCCTCACTAAGGGTCCGGGTGTGGGTGGGTGGGTCGGGGCGACAGCGCCGCGCCAGGCGCGCCGCTGGGGACAGAGGAAGGGGATTAGGGGCCATGCGCGCACCACTCGGCTGCGCCTCGCTGCGCATGGCGGTCGCCTCCCCATGCCTGATCGGCATGGAGAGGCTCCATTTGCATGATCACTGCCGTGGACGTGTCACACGGCGGGGCTCAGATCGCTGATGTAACCCCGCCGGGGTCGGGGTCAGAAGGGGATATCATCCCCACCGGGTCCGGGGTCGTCATGGTCGCTGGGCGGCGGCCCGTCGCCACCGTGCAGCAATCGCCCCCTGTTCGTCTCCATCTCGCCGTCGCCGGCGGCGTCGATGATCTTGTCGAGCGCCAGGATCGAGCATTGCACCGACCGCCCGTCCACCCGCTGCTTGCGATGATCGGCCAAGTCGTCCGGCGCAAACTTCAACGCCGTGGCCCAGCCGCCCGTCACGGCCCCCACGCCCATGGACCAGAGGCTGTCGCGGAACAGCTTGGCCACCTCCATGTGGTTCGAGGGGATGGCCAGGCACAGCCGGCCCTTCAGCGGCCCCTCGGTCGGGGTGCACAGCCCCAGCCCCGCCGTCGACAGCCGATCCCGCGCGACCGAGGGCTGAACCTCGTCCACGTCGTCCTTGGGCCTATCGTCCAGGATCGCGGTCAGGAACTCACCCACAGACCGGTATTTGTAGCTGCGCCACGCCTCGGGCTGGCTCTGCAGCAGCCGGTCGATGCACTTCTCCCAGTTCGCCCGGTCTTCCTGGGTCTCGGCCATCTTCGACCGGGGCAGACAGGCCGCCAGCGGCTCAATGTCCTTTTTCAACGGCACGCCGTCGTGCAGGACCAGGTGCGCCGCCGCCAGCAGCGTGCCGAAGGTGTCGGCCGCCCGGCTGTCATGGTCATGGCTCAGCAGGACGCCGCGCCACTTGTCCAGCACCTCGGGCCATTCGTGCCACCGATCCACGACCCGGCGCAGCAGATGCTGCCCGAATTCTGCCCCCAAAGCCTCGCTCAGCTCGGGGGCCTTGGCCTTGGCGTCGGTCAGCTTGCCCAGCATCGGCATGGCGATCCGGCTCAGCTCGGCCGGCTTCATCGGCGGCGGATTGATCCCGGTGAAGCCGAACACCCCCCGCGCCGTATAGTTGGTGGGCACGCCCTCGGCCCCGCCCCGCACGACGTTCTTGCCGTCCGAGGCGTATCGAGCCAGGCGCATGACCGAGGCGGACCGCGCGTCGGCCGCGCTGTCGCCCTCCTGTTCGAATTCGTCGGTCCATACGCCGATGGCAGCGAGGCCCAGTGACTGATAGATCCCCGGCCCGGTCGGATCGGCCAGGTCCATCAACCGGTCGCCCAGCACGCGCTTGATCAGCTTCAGCAGCGACGACTTGCCCGACGCCTTGTCCCCGATGGGATAGACCGCCGGCTTCCAGTCGTTGGCGTCGCCCAGCAGCACACAGACCATGTAGCCCAGCACCAGATAGGGATCCAACTCGGGCCGCTTCCAGTTCCAGGTCCGGAACGACTTCATCAGCCACCGTCCCGGCATCCGCGACCGGTCGTCCTCGTCCAGCAGCCCGGCCTCCTCAAACACCATCGCCAGCTCGTTCGAGAAATCCGCGTCGGCCGGCGGCGGCAGATCCACGTCACGGGCGTAGATATGGCCCTCGACGTCGCCCAGCGGCCGCAGCTCGCCGCCGATCCACAGTTCGGATCCCAGATGCAGCACCAGCACCCCACCCGGCGTCCGCCAGGCCCCGCGCCCGCGCACCCGCCGCATGGGATCGAACAGACCCTGCCGCGACACCAGCCGCCCGCACGCCCCGATCAGGTGACGACTGACGTCCTCGTACTTGATCCTCAACTCGCCGTTCGAAGACATCTTCGAGTAGAACGACCACAGGTAACCGATGGCCGGTCCGAACAGATTGTTGACCTCGGTCTGCTGACCGATCTTCGTCGCCGTCATCTCAATGAACTCGTCATTGGTGTCGAGGAAATACAGGTGCGACTTTTTCTTGCCGAGGGGGCGCACCGGCATGTGCGGCGGCAGGCCCAGTTCGTCCGGCGCCCAGGTGAAGCCCTGGATCACGCGCGCGGCCTCCTCGGCCGCCTTGGCCTTGGCGCTACGCTCGCGCGGCAAGGTCACATCCAGCAGCGCCTTGCGCGCGGCCGCGAACGCCTCCTCCGACGTCGCCGGCGGAATGGATCCATGGGTGAACGCCTCGTCGGCCGCCTCCGCATCCACCGAACCGTCGTCCCCGCCCTCAAGATCGGGTTCGGGGTCCAGCCGGTCCGGCTTGTCGGGCTCTATGCCGTCCAGCCTGTCGAGGGCGCGTTGGCGCTTCTCCTCGGCCTCGGCCACCTTGGCCTTGCGCGCGGCCTTCTTCTGTTCAGGGGTCACGCGGTTTTACTCAGAAAGGGATGATCGGGGCCGTAGGCCGCCAGAATGTCGCGACGGGTCACGCCGATCGCCACGGCGCGCTCGATGGCGCAGACCTCCGCGATCGACTTGCCGGATCTCAGGTTCACCGTGGCGCGACGCGTCCCCAGCACCGTAAGCGCAAACATCTGCGCCCGGCGGACAGGGGGGGGGTAGCGCGTCGTATTCCGCCCAGGTGAAAGGGTTGCGGCCGGCGTTCCAGTTCGTGCCGGGGATTAGGCGGCCGGTCATATGGTGCACACACGGCATTGACCGGACTGACGAACCAGGTCGGCCTGCAGTTGCGTCCCGCGCGGGATCAGGCCGCGCTCGAACAAGACCTGCATATCCGCCAGCCGGACAGGCCACGTATCCCGCCAACATGCCGCAAAGGTCAGGCCAAACCGTGTGACCATCACCGGCTCGTCACCATGCAGCCGGGGCGACCGGAACGTCGCGCCTGTATCACGTTCCTGTCCGACCGCACTCGCCCAACTCGCGGGATCAAACCGCCACAGCTTCCACCATTCGCCCAGCGTCTGGTGATAGCAGCGCCGGCAGTCGGTCCGATCCGGCGGAATGACGCCCCTCTGTTCAAGTGACGAAACCACGCGCGCGCGGTCAAACCCCCACTCTCGAAGAGGAAAGCGCATCGCGACACCGGCGATGTCGTCGTAGGCCCCGCCGGCTCGCCCCGTCTCGTCGGCCCTCAGACCGACGTATGAGGTCACCGGACCTTCGTCGGCCCAGCGCTTTAGCTGCTCGCGATAAGGCTCGATTTTGAGCCGCCTGGTGCACCAGCGCTGGCGATGGTTCGGCAAAGCGCCATAGTGCGCGATCAGGCCGTTGAGGCCGCCCAGCGTCACATTCATGACAGGCAACACCGGCGCGCCCATCAGGTCGCCGAGGCGGTTCCAGAAGGCGAACATTTCGTCGGGCTCGTCACCTGTCGGCGTGCAGACCAATGTGTAAGGGCGCGGCTCGCGCTCCCTCAGCTCAAAGGCCAAACAGGTGCTGTCCCAGCCACCCGACAACGCCAGCACATGGCGCTCGACTGCATTGGCTATCACCCCTGCACCCCCCTGATCATATCGTTGAAGTCTTTGAAGCCCCGCTTGGGCCAGCTTTCGACGAAGCCGATGCCCCGCTCGGCCGCCTTGGCCTGCAGCTGGGCGACCTTCTTCGACACGCCATTGCGCACCTTCCGGTCCGGATCCCGGTCGCGGATGACGATGGCGGCCTCGGCCGTCTCGGGGATGTCCACATGGGCGAAGTTGGCGCTGGCCCCGACCGCTGACACCCGCCACTCCGGCGTCAGCACGGCGACCGTGAAGGCGTCCTCGACCCCCTCGGCCCAAGCGCATTCGTCGGTCAGCCCCTTGGCCAGGGCCTCGCGCGGCCCCATCCCCGTCCGCCCCCGGCTGATCGGCACGAAGGCCCCGTGCCAGCCGCGCGGCCAGATCTTCTTGGTCGGGAACCCGCCCTGCAGCGCCGCCTTCAGCTTCCCGCGCCCGCCGGGCTCCAAGAAGATCCGGTGCACGCCGCCGAACGACCCGTCCGGGAACAGCAGGGCGCTGATCAGCACCGGACAGATCGTGTCCGTCTCGACGTGTTTCATCGCCGGGTGCCACCGCACCGCCCACGGCAGGCGGTCCAGCCGCTCCAACGGGATCCCCCGCGCCTCGCGCAGATAGGTCCAGCCCGGCGACCCCTTCTCACCGGGTCCGGGGATGACCAGCTCCTTGGCTTCCAGGAACATAGCCTTGGCCCGCCGCCGATCCTTGTCGCGGTTGTTTTCGGCCATGGCCTGGGCGCGCTCGGTCGCCGTCTCCATGGCCTCGCGCGCCGCCTTCAGCTTGGCGGCGTGGGCCGGGTCCATATGGGTGTGATCGCCGATCCCCAAAAACCGCTTCGCCCAGATCAGGGCCTCGCGCTTCGTGGCCCGGTCGATCCGGCCCATGGTGATATAGGCGACCAGATCCAGCGTATCGCCGAAGTCGCCGGTGGCGTATTCGTCCCACCGCCCCTGACGGGGGCCATCCACCATGATGACGAAACTGCCGGGGTTCCGGTCGTTCCGGGTCGGATTGCGCGGCGTCATGGCGCCCTGGTCGATCCGGCCGACCAGGCCCAGCGACCGGCAAACCCCCTCGATCTGGGACGCCAGCATGGTTGAGATCTCGCGCACCGAGATCTCCGCCGGCCGCGAATGATAATTGGTCAGCTGGTTCAGTACCCCGCCCTCCCGTTGATCAGGCGGACCAGGCGGCGCGCATTCCCCCGCGCGGCCCTCAGGCTGTTGCCGTCGCTGCGCGGCGTGCAGGCGATGACCAGCCGATACTGGCTCCCGTCCCGCCCCCACACCTTCATCACCACATGTTTGCCGCCCATCTCGACGGCCGAGGCCAGGCCCCAGGGCGTAATCTCCTGGCGCATCACCTCAATCTGCAGGCGCTCGATCTTCGTCAGCTGCATGGTCACGCCTCCCCTACCAGGGCGCGGATCTCGGCGGCGTCCTCGGCCGCCATCACCCATCCATAGGCGCGGTGATTGACGATGCAGCTCGCCCCCTGCCCGAACCGCGCCGGCAAACGGCCTGTCCGCGCCAGCGCGCGCAGGATCCCCCGCGCCTGCAGGATCAGGACACAGGCCAGCTTGTCGTCCACCTCGTCCGCCGTCTTGGCGTTCGGCCCGGTGCGCGTCCCCGTTACGATGGCCCACCGGTTCAGCAACCGGTCCGGCCGATCGACCAGAGCCATCAACGTCAGCACGCCCTGGGGCTTGCCGTGGTCCATCGCCGCCCGCCACGCGGCCAGGCGGTTGTCGTCGGCGTCGGCGCGGCGTTCATCGCGCGCGAACGCCTCCCATTCCCGGATCTCCTCGCGCGCCCGTTCCAGCTGGCGCGACAGTTCCTGACATCGCCGGCACATCATCACGCGGCCTGCCGATCATCGGCCGCGACCAGGCGCTCGGCCTCGCGCTTCAACAGTTCCAGCAGATCGTCGATCGCCGCCCCGTCGCGCAGATCCTCCATGTCGCGCACGACTTCGTTCGCGGTGCTGTGCCCCACGCCCATGTGGCGCATCAGCGGCCGCACCCCGGCGCCCAGGCTGATCGCGGCGGTATAGATGGCCACCTTGCGCCGCCACGCCTCCGCCGCATCCGACCGCCGGCCGCCGCGCATCACGCCCGCCGTCGTCGGCGGCGGCGCGCCCAGCACCGTCGTCACGGCCGCGCTCGCGGCCGTCCAGGCGACGGCCGGATTGATCCTTCGCCCCCCGCCCATGGTCTATCCGTTCAGATCGCGGCGGTGCAGCCACGGATGATCGGGCAGATCCGCGCGCGGCGCGGCGGCGGGCCGGGCGACCGGCGCGGCCACGGCCTGGGCCTCGCTCGGCGGCGGCACATGTTCGAACAACCAGCGCAGCGCCGTCGCCATATCGCGCAGCGGCGCGGCCAGCCGGATCCGTTCACCCGCCGTGGCGAAGGCGAAGGCCTGACACGCCCAGCGAAACGCGGTGCACAGGCTCATAGCGTATTTTTCGGTCGCCGGCGGCGTCGCCGTGACCATGCGCCCCGCCGCCTCGCCCAGGACCTTGACCGCGCCCGTCTCGCCGGCGGCGGCGGCCATGGCCAGGTTCGCCAGCTCCAGCCAGCGGGTGCGGTTCAGGTGGATGACCTTGCCGCTCATGCCGCCAGTGCCTGACCTGCAGGCCACAACACAGCCAGATCGACCACCACGCCATCGGCCTCGGCCCCACGCTTCACTGCCGGCAGATGCTCGGGCGGAATCGGGGTTTCAGGATCGCGACGGGACAGCCATTTATAGACGGCGCTCTCGCTGCGACCGGTCCAATAGGCTATGCGCGTCGGCCCGATGCGCAGCACTTCGGACTGCGCAAGGCTTCGCTGTTTGCCCTCTGGCGACATTTGACATAATCTCCAGACATAATGTCTGGACATCTGGCTGAAGTGATTTGCGCAACGCGTCAACGACGCGGATTGGACATTTCGTCCAATTATCGTCGCATGAGCGACGCCACCTCTACAGATCCCGAAGTCCAGGCCATCTTCCGCGCCATGGCCGAGCAGGGCCGCAAGAAGGCCGACCTTGCTCGCCTACTGGAAATCGACAGCTCTCAGGTCACCCGGATCCTGCAGGGGCGACGCCGTCTGCGCCGCGACGAATGGAAGAAGGTGGAAGCCTGGCTTTCGGACAGCCTGGACCACGCAATTCAGGAAACCGCCGAGGTCTCGGTCATGCCGGGAATGGTCCCGCTATACGGCTGGGCCGGGGCCGCCACGGCCGACCGTCTGGTCTATGCTGACCAGACCCTGTTGGGCGCCGTCCCCCGCCACCCCAACCAGGCCAACGTCATGGGCGCTTACGCCCTGCAGATCAGCGGCGACTCGATGATGCCCCGCTACGAACCGGGCGAGATCATCTATATCGCCCCGAACCAGTGGCCCGGCCGCGAGAAGGACTGCGTCATGGTATCAAAGGAAGGCTACGGCTACATCAAGCGGTTTGTGGGCCAGGCCAACGGGGTAATCACCCTGCACCAGCTGAACCCGGCGGAAGATCTCGCCTTCCCGACCCAGGACGTCGCCGCGATGCACGCCGTCGTCGGCCGAGGCTAATACCCCCGGCCCAAACGCGCCGAGATCCAGCCAATGGCGACCATCGCCACGACGATCGCCAGCACGATCGCGGCCATGCCGCCCAGACGCGCCATCGTATCGCGCGCAACCTCGCCCTGACGCCACCACCACGACCGCAGCCAGGGGCTGACCGGATCGCGCACGCGCGCACCAAACCGGGCGACCAGGATCGCCCCGCTGATCATCGCCGCACCGATCAAGATCGCCGTTGAAAGCCCCATGGGCAGATACTGCCACAAGGCGCACAGATGAACTCCTGACGTTGTGTCTTGACATAATGTCCAAACAAGTTTTGTTCTGCCGTTGTAAACGGAGATCAGAACATGACCGCACGTCAAATCCGGACGGAGGCTCCCGAGCGGGCGGCCCACCATTACGCCGGCATGGCCGCCCAAGCGCGCCGAGACCTCTTCGCCAGCTCGCAAGTCCTCCGCGTCCTCACTGAGCATGGCGTCAAACGCGTAAGGCTTAGTCAGGACGACTACCGAAAGTTTGTCGACGGCAGCTGGGCTCTCACGGCCGGCGAAAAAACGACCCGGACGCAGTGGGCCGTCCTCCGAGACCTCGGGGCCAGCGATCAGATCAGGCGCATCGTCGAACTCGAAGAGGCCGCTGGTCGCGCCGAAACGGCCGGTCAGGCCCAACGCCTCTACAGCCAGGCGGACGAGGCCCGGCGCGGTTTGGATAAGCGGTTCCTCCGCCAAGCTCACGAGGTCGAGCGCCTGCGCGAGGAGGCCAGCCGCCGCTACGAACCCGGCGAGTTCGCCGCCGTGCCTGACACGTCCCTGCACGACGCCTTCCAGCGCGGCATGGAGCTGGGCCGCAAGCTCGAACGCCAGGACGCCGGCGTCCACATCCATGCGAAGGACCAGTATCGGCCGCTCCAGATCAGCTGGGAAGGTTTCAAGGGCGACGACGCCGAAGACGCCCCCTTCACCCCGCCGCCCTCGCGCGCCGGCGGCCGCATCCTCCTCGGCCTCGCCGTCCTCGCTTTCGTTGTCGCCGCCCTGCAGGTGCTGCCATGAGCTTCGGCGACGACATGACCCGCGCCCATTTCGCGGCGGAGGCGGCGCTGGACGGCGAGTTCCTGCTGGTCGGCTTCCAGACCCACGGCGACGCCTTCCGCGTCTGGACCGCTACCGGCGAACATCTGACCGTCCGCAAGGTCGAGGCCGCCGCCCACTCCATCCTGACCGCGATCGCGGAGACGGAGGCGGACCGCACCGACGACTGCCGCGCCTGCCCGGATTGTCAGACCCGCCTGGCCCGCGTTCGCGCGGCGCTCGCCGCACTGGGCGACAGCCGTGTGCCCAGCCCTGCCGGACGGGAGGCGGTCCATTGATCCACGACCCTTTCACCACCCGCGACGTCCACGGCCGCATGGCCCACATCATGGTGGACCTTGAAACCCGTGGCCAAAGGCCAGGCTGCGCCATCCTCTCGATCGGGGCGGTCGCCTTCGATCCGAACCGCAATCTACTGGGCGACCGCTTCCACGCTGTCGTCAACACGGCCGACTGTCATCGCTACGGCCTGACCGACGACGACGGCACCATGGCCTGGTGGGACAAGCAGAAGCCCGAGGCGCGCCAGATCCTCGACCTCGCCGCGGCGTCGGACACCAAACTGCCCGTCGCCTTGGACGCCTTCTCGGCGTTCGTCCGCGAACAGGCCAAGGGCGAAGCGCGCGTCTGGGGCAATGGCGCCGACTTCGATCAGCCGATCCTGGTCGCCTGCTACGGTGCGACCGACCGCGATCCACCGTGGAAGTTCTGGAACAGCCGGTGCTTCCGCACCCTCAAGAACCTCACCCGCGTCCCCGCGCCCGAACGGCTGGGCGTCCACCACAACGCCCTGGACGACGCGGTGTTTCAGGCCACCCATGCCCTGACCATCCTGCAGGGCGTGCGCCGTCTGGACATCGCCGCATGACCGCCGCCTTCGACTTCGCCGACACCCGCGCGGCGGCCAAGGCGGCGGGCAAGGCCTACGAGACCTTCCGCAAGATCTGGCCCCAGCTGGTCCGCACCCAGGGCTTCCCCGCCCCGTTCGCGGCCCGCCCCTACCGGTGGGAGCCGTCGCGCCTCGCCGCCTGGCGCGACCAGTCCGAGGCCCAGCGCCGCGCCGCGCTACTCAATGATCGTCAGACGGCGAACCCCGCCAATGACGACAGACCCGACGCCCCGCCGTCGCAACCCCGTGGGCGTGTGGCGGCCGGCCGCGCCCGCATCATGAACCGAATGAGGCAACACCCATGACCCCCAATCCCGACATCCTGATCGGCGGCCGCGTCCGCCAGCTGCGCGAACAGCGCGGCGTCACCCAGGCCGTCCTGGGACAGCGGATCGGCGTCACCTTTCAGCAGGTCCAGAAATACGAGCGGGGCGTGAACCGCATCGCCGCCAGCCGCCTGATCAAGATCGCCGAATGCCTGGACTGCACGCCCGCCAACCTGCTGGCCGGCCCCACGCCCGCCGACGATCCGGTCGCCGAAATGGCGTCCACCCCGTCCGGCCGCGCCATGGCCGAGGCCTGGGCCCTGATGCCGCCCCACGTCCAGCAGTCGGTCCTCAACATCGCCCGCGCCGCCGGCGTCGCCTACGTCGAGGCCTGAGGTGGCGCGCCCCGAGGACAGCGACACGATCGTGGGCGGCAAGGGCGAGGTCGTGGATCGCCTCTACGTCATCCAGACCATGCTGGAGCAACTGGTCTGCGATCACCCCTTCGTCACCAGCAACTCGCTTCTCGCCGAACAGGCCACGTTCGCCGTCGCGATCCTCGGCGCCCTCTACCAGCGCGCCGCGAACACCCCCGCCACACCCGGAGATCTGAACCATGGCTGACGCCAAACCCGCCGCCCCGTCGCCCGTCAACTTCGAGACGACGCCCGAGGAAGACACCCTGATCCGCGACATCGCCGATCGCTTCCTGCAGCTCACCGGCCACCACGACGCGCCGCACATGCGGTTGAACATCCGCATGGACATCACGGCGGTCCATCTCAACCACATGGCGCTGGATCTCGACGCCCTGCTGAACGCCTCCGATTTCGCCTTTGTCCACGACATCGACGGCATCGGCCGCCACATCGATCGCGACACCGGCCGCCTGGCTTGCCGCAGCGACGGCTCCCTGATCGAGGACGCCCAGGACGGCGCGATCTTCGTCCCCCGCTGCGCCAGAAAGGAGGCCTGACCCATGGTCGCCTATGTCCTGCCGAAGGACCGCTACACCCCTGTCGTCCAAGGCGCCCAGCGGTTCATCATCCTTCCGCCGCGCAAGCCGGGCAAACCCCGCCACGCCCATGTAGGCGAGGCCATCACCCTGCGCCCCGGCGGCGTCACCCTGGGCGCGGCGCGTTGCGTCGCCCGCGCCACCCTGATCATCACCCGCACGGGGCTGAACCGCGTCCTGGTCCAGGGCGCTGCGGTCGATCAGCCGTCCATTGTCCGCCGCGCCCAGGCGGCCGAGAACGGATCGCCCAACGCCGAACGCGAGGCCGCCCACCTCGCGGCGGATCTCGGCTTCCCCAGCTGGGCCGCCCTCTGGCGTGACCAGCGCGACCGCGAAGGCGCGACCCGCGACGGCCGCGCCGACATCCTGACGGTCGAACTGATCGGCTGGGAACCGCTGGAAGCGGAGGCAGCGTGATGACCGCCACCCTCGAACAGCTTCAGGCGCAGACCCCGACCACGCTTTCCGGGATCAAGACCCTGGCCAAGAAGCTGAAACGCCTGACCGGCCTGCAACACAGCCACGCCCTTGAGGCGGCCTCGCGCCAGGCCGGGTTCCGCAACTGGCACTCTGCGCTCGCCGCCTTGAAGAGCGACGACGTCTGATGCGCCTGATCGCCGCCCTGCTGATCCTCTGTCACAGCCTGATCCTCGCCATGACCGGCAAGGACCACCTGCTGTGACCCACCCCATGTCCATCGTCACCGCACGGGTCGGGATCCAGCAGGGCGGCAAGATCAAACCGGTCGAGATCTCGACCGCCTTCGACCAAATCCGCACCGCCGAACAGGCCCACGCCGCCGGCCGCCAACTCGGCGAAGCCATCGGCGAGGTGTTCGCTCTTCGCCTGCAGCAAGGAGAAACCCTGACATGAAGACCAACCCCGCCTTCGTGCCCGTCGATATATCGACCGCCGAGCTAGAGCTTGATGGATCAATCCACGAAGGCTTCGCTGCAGCCATCATGGTGAAAGGAAAGCCTCGCATGATCGCGCTGTTTCGCGAGTACGCGGACGCCGTTCAAATCATGGCCATCATCAAGGACGCCCAAGGTCGGATTGCCGACGGCGACACCCCCGAGCGGGATGCGTTGGGGTGGCGGAGCATGGCGTCAGCGCCACGAGACGGCACTCTAGTCCAGCTGGCGTTTGGAACCGACGTAGTCACAGCGGGGGCCTATCACCGCAACGACGACGACCTCTATCCCTGGAAGTTCATCGACAGCCAAGGTGAAGGCCTTCCCATTTTTAACGGTGCGCGTGACGACCAGTACGGCCCCACCCATTGGTGTCCCATGCATCCCGTTCCCAGCGCCACCCTGAAAGCCGCCCCGGCGGAGAACAAGGTATGACCCCCGCCGAAGCCTACGACGCCACCCGCGACGCCTTCGCCTCGATCCTGATGGCCCAGGCGCGCGCCCAGGGGATCGCCATCGACGTAGGCCAGATCTACGCCATGCTCGACACGGCCATGAACAACGCCGGCATGATGCCCCTGCTGACCGTACTGGCCTCGGCCGATGTCGCCGCCAGCGCCTACGACCAGGCTTATATCCCGCCCGAGGAAGAAGCCCCCGACCTGTCCGCGCCAGTCGGATCCTGGAAGTCTCAGCGCGAAACCCTCGACAGCTTCCCCAACCTCTCGGGCCTCCTGATCCGCGAGTGACCTTGACCTGACGGCTACACGGACTCACCGTGGCCGCATTCCGCCACGGAGGGCTATCCGATGGCTTCCAAGCCAAAACCCGCCTATCGCCGCCACGGCGACCTTCCCGCCTATTTCCAGTTCCGTGACGGCCGCCCCGCCTGGATCCCGTCCCAAGGCTTGCGCGACGCCGGATGGCGGCGCTGCGACCTCAAGGACGTCGACGGCCGCTACCTGTCCCAGGGCGCGGCCATCGACCGCGCCGCCCTGATCAACGACGCCGTCGCCCGCTGGCGCGAAGGCTACGCCGTCTCGACTGACCACGCCGCCTACGCCCCGGCAGGGGCCTGCGACCAGGCCCCGGTCATTCGCCGGGTTGAAGACCGCCTGTCGATCGGCACCCTGATCGACGCCTGGTGCGGCGTCGCCGCCCCGTTCAAGGGCGGTCAGGCCACCACCCTGATCACCCCCGCCTGCGACGAGTTCGCCCAGTTGGCCGCCTCGACCCAGACCAACTACCGCCAGAAGATCAAGCGCCTGGTCGATGTGCTGGCCGGCTGGCCCGCGCCGCCGCCCAAGGGCGACCCCAAACACCCCGCCTATCTGCAGGCCGTCGCCGACGTGCGCGCCGAAAGCATCTTCACCCTGCAGGCCGACGAGGACGCGAACGGCGTCAACGACCCCTTGCGCGAGGTCTATTGGATCCTGCGCCGCGAGGCCGGTCCACATCAGGCCAACTCGGTCCTGACCATCACCAGCGCCTGGCTGTCATGGTGCCGCCTGCGCCGCACCCGCCGGATCCACAACTGGGCGGCCGAGGTGGACCGCCTGACCGCGCCCGGGCGCATCCGCGTCTTCACCTGGCCCGAGCTGCAGGCCCTGGTCCGCGCGGCCGAGGACATGGGCTGGCACTCCATCGCCGACAGCATCGTCCTGGGCGTGGACCTCAGCTGGTCCCAGGCCGACCGTCTCGCCTTGACGTGGAACCGCGTCATCACCGACATCAACGGCCGCCAGCGCGCCCTGACGCGCAGCCAACTGACGGAGGGACCGAAGGGCCAGAAACTCGGCCGCGCCAAGACGGGCCGGATCGGCGGCACCCCATTCCTCGACATGGGCCGCCAGCGCATCGAGCAGATCCGCGCGCGTCAGGCCCATCGTAACGATATGCGCAACGACCCGCCCACCCACGTCCTGATCTGCGACACCACGGGCGAGCCGTGGAAGGCCGACTATTACAAACACAAGTTCGCCGACGTCCGCGCCCGCGCCGCCCTCGCCTGCCCCTCGGTCGCGGACGGCCGGGATCAGGATCTGCGCGACACCGCCGTCACCTTCTGCCGGCGGGCCGGGCTGACGATCGAGGAAACCTGTTCGCGCACTCTGCAATCCCGCCGCCGCGTCCTGGACCTTTGGGACCAGGCCTATGGAGAGATCGGCGAAGAGATCGCCGACAGCGGCGCGGACCGCATGGACGCCTGGATGAAGACGCAGAAGGTGGCGCTGTGAGAACGATCCAGAACATGCGCGGCAAGAGCCGCCTGGTAACCTCGGCTGCGATCACACCGTTGATCCAAGGCGTCCAGATCGCTGCGGTCTGGATCGACGAAGCAGACGAGATCCACAGCATGGAAGGCGGCGGCGTCTTCATTGGCTACCTCGGCGTAGCCCCGTGTGACACGGACCGCGAGAATGATTCGCCCAGCGGCGACACGCCCGAAGCAGGCCGATGACCTACAACTTCGCCCGCGCCTGCCCTGAGTGCGCCCAGCGGTTCACCACCACGAACGCCGACCAGCTCTTTTGCACACCGGCCCACAAGGCCGCATTCCACAACCGCAACAGCAGCCGGGGACGCGGCGGCGCGGTCCAGCTGCTGCTGGCCTGGCGCGCCAGCCGGAACCGCAAGGGCGGATCCGCGACCGGATCCCGCGCCTTCCGGGAACTGTGCCTGGCGGCCGACGCCATGATCCGCGACGATCGCGAAGCCGGCCGCGACGCCATCGCCTATCTCGAGGCGCGCTGGCGGGCCGAAGGCACCATGCCGACCGTGAGCCTTAAGCCACCCACCACGGCCCGAAAGACCCCCGCGCCACCCAAGGCGTTGACAAGAAACCCAACAAAAACAATAAGCGCTCAGCGCGACCCGATTTTTCGTAATGAGGGGGTCAGGTGTTCGAGTCACCTAAGCGGCACCACCTTTCCAGAGCACCGCTAG